GACGGAAGGCCGCGGACTTTCATTTCTTTTTTGTATTTCTGAGCAGTCCGTTTGCTTTTTGCAGCGTAAATCCCCCAACCGTGCATACTAGCTCCAGTGCCACTGCCAATTTTCCCTAAATCAAAATCATCAAAATCTACACCACTTCCATGCCATGCCCGTTGTCCAAATTGGACATCGCTTCCGGTTCCGCCAATGTGGATGGGATGAGCGGCGGCAAAGTCTTTAGCCGTGTAGGCTGTGTCTCCGTAGTCCCGGCGGATTTGTGCCCACCGTTCAGCCATGCGGGCGTAGAGGTAGGCGTTTTCTTTGGCTGCCTGGGATACGGCCTGGTTCCCCTGCTGGAAGGTTTTTACAGCGTCCTGATAAACGGCCGCACCTTCTTTGCTGAAGGTCTTGCGAAGGGCGTAGTCACTATGGCTGAGTTCTTCGAATTTTTCGCCCATATCGCGCAATGTTTCATAGCGCTGTTTAGCGGCTTCCACGTTGGCATCCCATTGTGGTAGGAGTTCCGGCGATGACGCTGCCAGTTCCGCCCGTTCGTTCTTATACGCGACATCGAGCATCTGATCTTTCGTCGCTTTACCGCCGTACTCTTTATACATATCGCTATACCAGGGTTCATTGTTACTCATGCGATAGCCACGTCCGGTCTGGACGTTATCATGGCCGTCTGTATCGGCCACGATAATAGATACGCCCTGGGGCTTATAGGTCCAGTAATACTTAAAATTGACCGCGTCTTCATATTGCTTACGAGCGTCTTTCAGCGCTTCTTTGTAAGAAGATTGCAAGTCATAGGGATTGCGATAGACGACGTCACGAGCAGCATCCTGTTCGATGGCAGCGGCATTTCGAAAATGTTCCTGCATGATTTCTTCGGAGATGGCATCGCTCTTATCGTTGGCAATGTCGCGAAGTTCCTGTGCCAGAGCGTCCATGCGCTGCTTTCGTTCGCGAAGCGCTGCCAAATGCGTACCGCCTTGGTTCATGGTAGACGCATCCATGAGGGTATTCGTATCAAACGATTCATCGGCCCGCTGCGCAAAGACGCCGGTCTTGATTTCTAGATCCGTGCCATTCTGTACCGCTGTATCTACCTGTTCCGGCGTCACTATATCGCGCTTTACGAGGTCGTTCAGTACGTTGACGCCTTCCGGAGTCCGGGCCAGCTCCTGGGCATCGGTGTAGATAGTACCCATATCGTGCTGTTCGGCCTGGCTTTGGATGACGGTTTGATACGTGGACGGGGAGTCTGTAGCCAGCTTATTGTCCGATTTATTAGCCACAAGGTCTGTAATCATTTGTTTTTCTACGTTGCGCTGATATTCTTCACGCCAGGCGTCGACTTTGAGGCTGGCAATATTACGCATGGCGTTATAATGTCCGACCGTATGCATACCGGTTCCCATGGCGCCCATGCCGAGGGCGGCTGGGACAGCCTCTACCATCGCGTCGACGGCGTTGTTGAGCACATCGCCGACAGTGTTCCATCTGCCCTTATGATGGATTCCATATTCTATGTTCGTTGCGACGTCACTGATGACGGACTGCACGCCTTCTTCCGTCAATTCAGACAGCGTCCCACGGGCGTACTGTTTCGCTCCTGCAATGGCGGCAATCTTAGCCAGGGCTAATTTGCCCTGGTTTACTACGTCCCGTTGAGCAGCCGCATTGGTCAGCAGGGATTTTGCGGCGTCTTTGCCGAAGGCCGCTTTAATCGGACCATAGCCAAATTCCAACAATCCCAATTCGACGGCTCCGTTCAGCGCGCCAACGACGGCACTATCAGTCAGCATGTTCGCCCGGCTGTATAAAGGCTTTCCATTCGACTGCTGCTGTGCCATCTGCCAATAGCGGTCGGCCATGGATTGTTTGCTGATTTCATTGTACAAGCCGGTCCGCAACCCCCAGGCGGCCCCGGTCGCACCGGCGGCGGCCAAGATAGATGCCGAGCCAGCCCCGAGTGTTTCCGGGCCAGCCGCGGCGGCGGCAGGAGCGGCCGTGGCCATAGCCAGGGCCATGCCCTTCGGGACATACTGGAGAGCGCGCAAGCCCTGAGTTCCGTAAATGGTCAGCTGCTGCACGGTATCATAGACGATTTTCCCCAGCGCCGATGTGGGCCGGTCTTCTTCCTGGTAGGCTTTGAGGCGCTGTGTGATTTCGTCGACTTCCGGTTTGACGGTATCCAGGTCTTCGCCATTAACAGCTTTCATTTGTGCGTCATAGAGTTTCACCATGTCAGAGCCGGCGTTAAATGCGTCAGCAAAGAGTTCACCCGCACTGTTGAAGGCATCGCCGATACGTTCGAAGATGCTGCGAGTGTCATTCAAGTCCCGGTGATTCCGCAAGGCCAGGGCCGCACCAACGGGGTTTTCCTGCCGGAATTTCGCCAATTCCGGATAATATTTATCCAGCGTTTCTGGAGAATACCAGTTATTGCCAGGAAGAAAGTCATTGATAGTCAATAGGGTATCGCGTTTCTTTGTTTCTTCAAGCAGTTCGGGATGATCTACCATATACTGCGGCGATACGCCGAGTATAGGGGCATAGGTATCGGCATCCTTGAGTACCTGCGCATTTTCGTTGAAAAGATTGCGCCAAATATCGCGGGCCGAATCGACGACCCATTCAGCGGCCTTCTGCCATTCCGGCTTTTCTTGCGGCTCTGGTGGGTTCAAGTTCCCCGTGATGGATGGCATTGTCAGTAAATCCGGTATTTTACGCATGACAGGCCGGCCGGATGCGATGATTTCCCCAATTTTCTCATCATTGGCGGCCGCTTCCTGGGCTTCGGCTTCATGCCGTTCAGCCGTTTCTTCTGCTGATGGCGTAATCATGGCCTGCGTCTGTTCTTTGACAGGTGTTATTTTAAGGGCATCGCTCATATCGCCCGACGTATCAAAGGTATAGTCTGCCATATTTCCTCCTAATAAATGTAAGACCCGCCACCTTCGGACTGGTCTTCATCTTCCCCATTCGCATAAGCTATATTATTTTCCACATGTTCCGTGACGCTTTCATCGACGGCATCAGTCGCTTCACTGACAGCTTCGCCTAATTCACTGGCCGTTTCTGTCAAGGTGTCAACATAGCTATTATCATCATTGCTGCTATCACTACTGTCTCCATCATCACTGGCTGCTTCAGCCGATTCGACTACATCGGCCAAGGTCCGTTCGCCGTCGAGGATTTGTTGTACGTCCCAGCGGTCAATGGTATATGAATTATGGTTCCAGTCTGTAACGATTGCATAGCCATCGTCGCCTACCGTAATACGACGGATACCTGCTGCCCGCATTTGTGCCTGTGAATAGCCGCCATTCGTCGGATCTGCCGTTATAGCATTGACGCCAAACTGAATCAAATCATTCATAGACGGTTCATTCCCATTGTGTTCGGCACGGTATTGAACGGCTGCCCCGCGAATAAGCTGCTGAATAACAGGCCAATTCCCTTTAAATTCCGCCGGATTGATACCGCTGGCATCAGAAATCTGCTCAGGCGTGATATTATACATCGGCTTATATTCACCGGTCCCATTCTGATAATCACTGGCCGCTTTCTGCAAGGTATTGAGATTTGAAGCTGATAAGTGAATCCCATGATTATTGCAATAGTTGACTATATCGTTGAAGGACTCTATGCCGTTGCTTCCGAACAGTGATTTTAGGACAGTCATATTGGCCCCGCTGCTACGAGAACTGCCGCTTCCACCACGACCGCCGCCGCGGCCACTTCCTCCTGACCCGCCAGAGCCGCCAGTACGGAAGCTGACATAGGCACTGATACAGTTTTTCAGCGTCGTATATACATCGGGATTGTTGTAGCCGTATCGCTCTGCAATGGCTAAGTAGGCTTGCGGGTCCAGATTCCCTGATTGATAGAGCTGCTGCATTTCCATTCTGCCCTGTTCGACGATAGCGTCATTGGCTTCTTTTTCCTGCCGTTTCTGCTCAGCAATGATGGAAGTCGCCATTTGTTCCGCTTTTTGGAGTTCTGCTTCGTCATAGATGACTTCCGTATGAGCCGTCACACCACCAGTCTTTTCCAGGCCGCCGTGATAGCCGCCTAAATGGAGGTGATAGCCACTGCCGGCATCGTGGAAGAGGACCTGGTCAAAGGCGCCGCTGTCTTCAAAAGTTTTGCGTACTTCTTCGGCTTTCTCAGCGCTGGTTCCTTCAGGCAGTACAATGTCGACGGCATTGCCCACATTCGGTCCAATAATGTGCTGACTAGTCGGTGAGCCATTGACTTCGGCGTTATGTTCCCGTGTGCGGGCCGCCGAAGAGATTTCCGCTCCGTCGGCAACACCCATCTGTTTGAGCATCCCACCGATGAACGGCAGGGCTTGCTGAAATTCCGGCGTCAGTTCTTTAACTTGTTCGTCAATGTCCGCTCCCTGGGTCGGCAGGTTATATGGCTGTATCTTACTGCCGCCGTTACCGGATAGGTCCATACCATCTAAAGAGTCGTAATTATGCTTGACAAGCTGTTTATACTGTTCCGCCGCTTCCCCGCTGCCATTATATGCCCGAACGCCTTCCCAGGGGTCGCCACCGTTTTCGTCGGTCTTCTGTTTGAGGATATACGCGCCGGCACGGATATTCTGTTTCGGGTCCGTATTCCAGCCAGGGAATTTATTATCCAGATCATAGGCCCGCGCCGTTTCATCGGTAATCTGGGCGTACCCACCGCCGTCTGCCATGTGCATCCCTTCGATGGTATCGCCACCGGTTTCACGCATACCTGTAGATAGGTAGATTCTAGGATCCAGTCCCTGTTCATGGGCGGCATCGATATACCAATCGACGACCTGGTTTCCCGTGCTGGCACTGCCACTATATACGGTCTTCGTCGCCCCGGCCCGGATATATTCAGCTCTCTTTTTGGGGTCATTTGGATACAGGCGGGCCGCTTCTTTTGCCCGTTCCAGTAGCCCATTATCATGTTTCCGCTGCAAGAGCATATGCCGCATGGACGTCAATTTGCTGTCATCGACCCAGGGACTGACCTTTTCCAGCAAGGCCGTCGCTTTGTCGAAGTCCGATGCATTACCGCTGGCCGTCAAATTGGTGAGCACCGAGTTGACCATCGTCGTGGCTTTGTCTTTTATCATGGCGTCCATCTTGTCTTTCCCGTAGATATTGCCATAGAGGGCGTAGGCCGTCGCCGTAATGCGGTTCAGGCCCTTGAAAAGGCCGTCGCTGTTGCCGCTTTCGACGAGGTGGTCCGTTTCGTTCGTGACAAAGGTATTGAACGTGTTGTCCCGATGTTCCAAGTCTTTCGCGTACTGGTATTTCATGACCTGGCCCGCCCGCTGAACGTTTACGTCATCGGCCATGCGCAGGAAGGCGTCGTGGGCTTTTTGGTAGTTCGGCAGTCCGGCCATGGCCGATTCCCGGATAGCCCGTTCGCCGGCCTGGTACTGATTGACCACATCCAGGGCATTTATGTCCTGCTTATTCAGCAGTCCCGTATCGGGATTGTTGAGCAGGTCGTTCATGCCTGCTTCGTATTTATTTTTTGCGTCGAGAACACTCAAGTTGATTTGGTCGTCGACATAGGCCTGCATCTGCTGCTGAACGGCGCTCATGCCAGTTTGCCACACTTTAGCGCCGGACACGTTGGCCCCATAGGCGTTGGAGTCGCTCGGGGCTTGGACATTGCCATGGATGGTGTTCGGGTCCACGGACGGGTTATAGCTCTTGATCTGCATGATTTCCTCCTAGTAGTATTTTTCAAGATTAACCGGACGGATACGCGGCTTGGAGTCGTATTTGGCAATCGCCTTATCCAGGTTGACTGGCGTAATCCCTGTATACGAGTAGGCCGGCGTGAAAATGCCGGCTTCTTGTTTGAACCGGTTTGTATAGGTATAGTGGCCGCTGCCGTTATAATAGGTGCCCGGGTTAATGTCATAGGCCCCATTATAGGTGCCGCTGGCCTTGTCGGCGGCTCCGTAAGTTCGATGGATACCGTACATGGACGCGGCCGTCCCTAGGATCGTGCCCCATAAGGCACTCTTTTTCTGAGCTTGTAAGTTCGCCGCGCTGGTCCGATAGGCATTGGCCTGGTTCTGATAGTTGACCTCGTTCACATGTTCGGACCAAACGTCATTGCGTTGATTCTGCAATAAGGTACTGCTGTCATCACGCCAGGCATCATAGCTTGAAGACAGGACATCCAAAGGGGACCCGCTGAGTTGCAGTCCGCTGGCCCCGGCCTGAGCAGCTGTCTGCCCGGCGGCTAATTTCATGCGGTCATTCAGCTTAGACTGCTGCGCTGCATATTGTTCGGCAATCTGTTCTTGTTTGACCTGGCTGATACGGGCATTTTGTTCGGCTGCCTTAGCCTGTGCATTATACAGCGCCGATTGTGCGTTATACTGCTGTTTTTGCTGGTTGTACTGATTGATTCCCTGTATTGCTGTAAGGGCCATCATCCACGGTGCGCCGCACATGCTTTTCATCCCCTTTCACAAAAAACAACTGCCACGACATATCTTTATAAAGAAAGGGCCGCGAGAATTCCGCACCGAATGATTTCAGCCAGCGTCGGGACTTCTCGTTGCTCTGGGTTATCATATTCCACATTTTCGGGAACCGCCGCTTCCACTTCGGCAGAATCTGCCGGCCCAGGGCGACGAATTCTTTCTTGTAATGCTGATAGAGGTCATGTCGTGCGACACACCACACGACATGGCCATAGCCGCAAATTACACTGCGGCTGACGCCGAACAGCAATAGCGGCTGGCCGTCCACGTAGGCGATGTAATTTTCGTAGTCTACATCGACGGCGAAGGTTTCTAAGTGGGTATCTGTTGCTTTTAATTCCATATCGTCCCGATTCCGCAGGCGTTTTGCCAGCCAGCGGACGTCGGGCAGTAATTCTTTCGTTATCGGTTTAACCGTGATATGCGCTAACCAATCCCCCATCAATACTAACCTCCTTGATTATGGCGTTGAGTTTAAAGGGGTACGGTTCATCACTCATGATGCACAAGTGGTTGCGCGTGTTGGCCCCAATATCGTATAAGGGGACGCTCTGAGTCAGGTCCCCGGAAAATAAGGTATATTCGTCTGTGTATTTGAGTTCGTCCATTTTTTCGAAAGTCAGGCCGATTTTACCGCCGTATGTATCTTCGACGCGCAGGGTGACCGCGTTTATTTTATGGACGCGTCCCTGCAGGGTTCCTTCCCGGAGGCTGACTTCCATGCCGGGCTGTTCAATCTTGGTCGTGTACGGCAGGCCCGCGATGATACGGCTATATGATTCATCGAGATGCACCATGCCGTCAGCTGGGACGACTTCGTCTTTCTGACGGATACCGTCGCCTACGATGGTTACCGTTTTCCCGACGAGATGTGGCAAAGCAATCGTCGTGCCGCTGCCCGTGACATAAGAGTCGGCATATTGGTCGGTATCGTCGCGCATGACGGCAAACTGTTCCAAATACCGCTTCGGCTGCCCGTTTACGGTCCGTTCGACGATCGCGTAGAGTTCGTCGTTCTCATTGCGTGGGATGGCAACAATCCATTTATATTTTCCGTCCGTGACGAAATGAGACCAGGCAAAGACTTTCTGCTCCCGTATCATCGTAAAGGCCAGAAGGACGCCGTCATCGCGGACGAAAAAGAGCGTAGAATCCGGTTCCTGGCAATAAGCTGACGAGAGCAGTTTATGGTTCTTGACTAAGTGAGTAGCCAGAATATCCAGCTCGTCGCCGTTATAGTTATCCGATTCGTACTGATACCCCAGGTCGCGGACGGTCGAACCGGACCGCTGGACATGGACGATACGGTTGCCGATATGCTGTGGCAGACACGTCGAGGAGCCGCGCATGGTCTGTGACTTTGGATAAGCCTTCGTCGGCGTCAGGACGCTGTCGCCGCTGATGACCCATTCATTGCCTGACGTAAGGACGACGAGGTCCTGTGACGGGACGAGGTGACGTATCTGATACGAGTTGCGGACGATGAGGTCCATTTTGATAGCGCTGTCATCGGTGACAGTGCCGTCCACTTTTTCAACGGAAAAGTTCGGATAATCTCCGGTCTTACTCATCCACAACGAATAGGGATTCTTGTAGTTGGCAGCAAAGACTAAGCGGTCCTGGAAAAAGCACGACTGCTGCGGGAAACCGTAATAGCTGTTCCACGAAGACAGGGCATAGTCGGCCGTTTCGTCGGTACTGCCGAATACATCTTTGACGGTAGCGGTAATGGTCGTCCCAGAATTGACAGCGGTAATCTTTGCCGTCCCCGTATGGGTATAGGGCAGGCGTGTTAGATCTACGGTCAGTTTCGATTCACTGGCCGCATCATCATTCCAGACTTTGACGATGAGCCGCAAATAGCAGCCCTCCGTTTCACTGCCCGATTCGGTGTAGTTCTGGTCGTCATTGGACGTGTACTTGCGGTATTCCCTCCAAATGGAGCTTTTCTTTTCCCGCTTCTGAAGAAGTATTTCGTAGTGGTGTGTCCCGTGAGTGACGATTTTCCATTTTTCCCCGACATAGAGTTCGCCTGACGTCCAGGTCGTCGTTTCTTCGCCCCAGGATCTGGACAAGGTCTGGCTGCCGACTTTCTGGTTGAGCTGAATATAGCCGCCTTCCATGCCACTATGAAAAATAGCGGCTTGCGAGCTGATAGTCACGGTCCCAGAGGTACCGGATGGCGTGACTTTATTATCGACGACGGCATCGAGCATGGCGTCATAATAGGGTTCGGTGATTTCCATGTCGATAAGGTCCCAGCCGTCCTGCTTATGCCGAAGCAGTTTTACTGGATACTGGCCAGAGCAAATATACATGACATCGCCGGACTGGCTGAATTGTAAGCCTTTAGGATTACTATAAGGCGTACTAATTTCTATGCCCGTATAGGCGCCATCTTTCCAAATCCGGATGTATTGGACGCCGACTTCCAAGAGATATGCGTCAGTTTCAGAATTGTAAAAACTAACGAGGATAGCGTCCTGAGTGCTGCTTTTGAGTTCGCCAATATACTTGGACCCCTGCCGACGGTAACAGCCGCCATAGGGGCGTATAACGGTATTCTCCGCATTAAGCAAGGCCGACTTGTACTGGTCTAAATCGACACGGCTGCCGACTGCCGGGGATATTTCGCCGGTCGTAAATGCCGGCTGAATAACATAGATACTAGCCACGGTATCCCCTCCTTGCGGCGATGTAGCTGCTTTCAAAGACGGTGTGTGGTTCCATTTCCCGGGCATCCTGGACTTGTGCCTGGGCGATGACAGCCCGGTACAGCTGATATTCGTTCTGTCCCTGCTGAGGGTTGCCAGTCAGCCGCATAGCCAGTTTCGACGCCAGCAGATGCGCGAAGCCTTGCAAGAAAATCGTATCCATCAATTCCGGGTCTTCCACATCCCACGTATAGTCGGCGTAGCACTGCTCGCCATTAGTAACGATGACTTTCGTACTGCTGCCGATATTGACGACGTCGAAGCGCTCATAGACGCGGTCGGCGCCGCTGGCATCGGATACAACGTTACGGATCATCAGGCATTTATCGGGATAGCCATAGGCAAAATCCCAGCCCGGCACATCGACATCGACTACGGCCAGGCGCTCAATCCGGTGTGCAAACCCCCAGGGAAAAGACCGTAGCACTTCACGACGTGTCGGGTCGTAGAATAGTTTACAAGCTCTCGCATTTTCCACGCCTTCTTCCATGTTTTCAATGACGCCCTTGCCGATATTCGACAGGGCCATGTTACAAATATCTGTATCGGTCATGGCTGCTCCTTTCTATAGAGTGAGGGGCCGAAGCCCCTCCCATCTACAATCTATGTTTCCGTACGAGGTCGACGAGGTCTTGTTTCGTCGCATCGTCGGGATACGGTATCCCGGCATGTTCCAGGCGAAGTCGCAGCTCATTGGCATGTAAATCTTCGAGTCTCCGCTTCGGGCCGGCGTTTTTGAAATGGATAGCTGGTATCATGCCAGGTCCGCATCCATGACCAGGGCGGCCGTCAAGGTGCCACCTGTCAGAGCCGATGCGCCGGTGTATTTGATACGCATGAAGCCCAAGTCCCCATAGGGAACTTTTGTTTTCAAACCGTCGTCTTTTTTTAGGGTATACGTTCCCAGGGTAACGGCTTTTGTAAAGGCTTCGTCCACAGCCGTCTGTAAATCGACGGTCAAATCGGCCGTAGCGCCGGGAGCCGTGACGTAGAGGATAAGCGGATTGCCCGCATCCCCTTTTCCGGTCTGGACGACGTCCGACGTGCCTGTCGTCGTCTCGTTCAGTGCTTTCTTCCAATAAAAGGTATTTTCGCCATCGTAAACCATAGGGTCCTCCTATTCTGTAATAACCGGTTCAGTATCGCTCAGAGCGTCACACTTGGACACTTCCAGGCCCTGTACATAGAGTTTCGGGATTCCGTTCAAGGCTTCGCTCTGGGTGACGTAGATGTTGTTTTTGTCATTCAAATACAATTCGAGAATTGTATAGACTTTGTCCGACACGTAGAGAATCGGGCGTTTCGGGTTGACGATACGGTTCTTTGCGACGATGATATTTTCGACGAGTTTCTTCCGGTCGGCTGCCGTAATCCCTGTCGGGTTTGTTGCAACATCGACGTTGCGGATTGCCGCTACTTTACGGAGATTCTGGACGGCCAGGCCAGCGTCCCAGGAAAACCAGGTAACGAGGGCATTGTACTTGCCCCCTTCGCTATCTTCCACGATATGCTCGCCTTTGTCTTCCATTTTGAGTCCAGCCTGGGAGCCTTTTGGATAAATGCCGGTGACGGCATTTTCGCCCCAGTCGACAATGTACATCGACGTCTGCTTATTTTCCGTTGTGCCGCCGGCGTTAATAGTCTGGAAACCATAGGTTCCTTTATCACCCGTGAAGGTGTTGAAGCGAATGCCCAGGCCATTGAATTCGTCGGGGTTCTTTTCTGTGTCGCCGTAGAACATATATTTTGCCAGGTCCTGGGTGAATCCTTCGACGAAGGCGCCGTCTTCCGAACGGCGGGTTGCTTCTTTGTCCGGTGCCAAGTTGACGATACGGACGTCTACCTGGCTCATGCCTTCCATGAGGCAGCAGGTATCGACAATCTGACGGGTCGTCGATTTCCCCGGCGTAATGCCGCGGTTGATACGGCGGAGCTGGGGATGAGGATACGACGTGCGCAGTGTCGTCTGATTGCCTGTCGGCAGGTTACCTTCCATCCAGGGGATGTGCTGCATAATCGGGTTGCTCTGGGCCATGATTTCCATGATCCAGGCAATCTTGCCATCGGGATCCATGCGCTTGCGCAGGTCCGAAAAAGTCAATGCGGTGTTACCGTAAGCCATAGTTTAGCCTCCTAATATTTTGAAAAATCTGTCTGATCATATAACGAGCGGCCGCTTCCTCCGCCGCTGCCCTGGCCATTGTGTCCCGGGTCTTCGCCCACAAGGGAAGCCATCGCGGCCATGGCGCGGATCATGGCAATGTGGTTGCCAGCGCCGGTGAGGTTCAGCATTTTCGTAAAACCCGGTACTTTTTGTTCCAGGTAGTTACGCGTTGTACAAGCGGCGGCTACGGTTTCGTCGAATTTTCCGCCCAGTTCCTGGCGGGCTGTTTCGCCCCATCCCTGGATTTCCTGTACGTAGCTGTCCTGTACCTGCTGCGCGGCGGCTTGTGCCGCATCCCGTGCATAGGTCATGCCAAACCGTGCGGCCGCTGTGGCCTGGTCCTGAGTGGCCCCCAGGCCGTGAAGAATGTCGCTCAGCTGGTTCGACAATCCATCATCCATTTCGGCGTTTTCGCCAAAGATTTCATGAAGTGCACCGGAGTAGTCATACGTTTCTGGTGCGGCCGGCGGGTTCGTATCCTGCGGGGCCGTCGGCGGATTCGTGTCCTGCGGAGCCGGTGTCCCTTCGTCACCACCCAAGGCAGTGGGTACGACGGGAGCGGAAGGGGCGGATTCCGCGAATAGCTGTAAGTCAAACATGTTTCTTTCCTCCTTCAATGCGGGCGATTTCCAAGGCGTACTCGTTTTCGGCCTGCTGTTTCTTGTTAATGTGGTCGACGTCTCGTGTCAGCATAGCCAGGTATTCCAGCCCGACGGAACGCCTGCCTTCGTTATACGCCGTAATCAAAGCACTGCGGTGAAAGGTCGGTACGTTGACACGCGCCCGGTCTAACAGACGCATGAGGAACCACCGGCCTTTTCGGTCCGCCAGTACATAATTCAAAGCCTCCTGGTCGAGGCGCTGGTATTCATCCATCATGTTTCCATCCCCATCCATTCTCGTAATGCCGGATTGCCGTCATTGGCCGCATCAGTCAAATTCTTTGCCGCCTGAGCCAGCGGGGCCGCCTGCTGTGCCTGCTGCGCGGCCAGGGCCTGCTGCTGCGCTTCCTGTTCGGCTTTCTGCTGTGCCTCCAGGATTTGCTGATATTCGTCTTCCGACCGGACCATCGTAGCCGGTACGCCGATCCGGTCGAGGTACTTAGCCACGGCATCGGAGAAGTCGACACGGTTCACGACGCGCGGGTCGAGCTGTGCCGTCTGTCCGACAAAGGCCAGGCCCTGTTCAATCGCCGTCAGGCCGGACATTTTCTGTGCCTGTGCCAGCGGAGACAGGTACTCGATTTTGATTTCCTGCCCGTCGAGCAACTCCTGCACTTCGTCCGGCAAGGGTGGAAATACCTGGTTCCGGTCGAGGATGTTATAGACGCGTTCCAGCACTTTATTCAGGAATTCTGATTGCAGTCGTTCGACGACTGGTCCCAGCTGCTGCAGTTTTTCCTGGTTCCGGGCCATGACTTCTTGTGCTGTCATCTGTCCCCGGTCGAGCTGGTCGAGCATGAGGAACAGGTCGGTTGAATAGGCCCGTTTGATACGGTCTTCGACGCGGACGATTTTCTGGTCCAGCGTGCCAATATCCAGCTGTCCCTGGAATAAGGGACGAACGGCATTGTTCGGGTCCAGGTTCGCCGTATAGCCGCCAGGGAACAAATTGATACGGTGGGCAATATCTGCCGGCCCCTGCATGGGCGGTTTGATACCTAGTTCGGTAGCCATGGCCGCGTCGTACTCCATTTTTTGAAGCATCCGCGAGTCTGGCAGGGCATACCACGCCGGGCCGATTCCGTATTCTTCCAGTCCCTTTACGTCATAGCGGGCTACGGGAATAGCCCATTCTTCAAAGCCCGTCGCTGCCAGGACTTCCTGGTCATTGGAACCTTCCACCCAGTAGACAGACCGGAACGGCATGTGCTGGTTTCCCAGTTCATCGGCATCGGCTTTATCGTTTTCTTCAACGAGCCAGCATACGGTAAAATACGTGCTGTAACCGTTATTACTGCGGTAGACATCCTGCACGCTCTGCGGGCAGTTCTCCAGGCCGAATTTTCCGACAATCTGGGCCGCTGTCATGCGGACCTTGCGGGCAAAAGTATTGACGATACCCTGGGCATTGGTGCCGAGAGCATAGGTGCCAATGGTATACGGCACAAAGGTTATGCCGCGTCCGGCGGCAAATATACCCATAGGCGCCTGCCCCATAGGCAATTCCATGTATACCGTATGGACGGCATTGTAGAAATTGCTCCGTGCCAGGACATACTCTGTAATGTCACAGCGCTGATCTAACACGCGCTTGACCATGACGTTATCATTGAGCGTCATGTCGGCCAGGGTATAGCGGAACCACTTCCGCGACGGCGGCGTCAGGCCCGACTGGATCCCCGCCGCAAAAATACTGCGGCAGTCGCCTGGCGTCGTGTTGTAGATATTGTCGTCGTGCAGGTTCGGCTTGCCTGGCTGATCATCGTCGAACTGGCCATCGTATGGAAGTTCATTGTCCCGTATGTCCTTCCATATATCCAGCCAGCGCTGGCGGTTCCGAAAGAGTGCGGCATAGCGCTGTACGAGTTTTGATTTCTGCTGGACCGTGTTGGTCTTCTTGAATTTATGGCTGCCCGTCGGCGAGCGGGCCAATTCTGTTTCAATAACCGGTCTCATAGCATCACCCTAACGTATTCTTGCCATTGGTGCTCCCTAAAATGGAGTCCAGGCCGGACCGGAAGTCCCGCAACTGCGTCGCCGAAAATCCGCGTTTTTTCTTCGCATTTTTCGTGGCATCGTCCGTCGTATTACTCGTATCATCGCCGACGTTGACGGTCGTTGCCACGGGGTCGGCCTGCGGGACCGTCGGAGCGCTGCTGCCCCTGCCAAATCCTAAAATGCCGCCAATGGCTTTCCCTACTTTTCCACACATAGTATTACCTCCTCTTGAACAAATCGTATGTCGTGTTGGCCGTCCCTATATCCGCATCCATGCGGAGTACAGGAAAAGCAAAGGTCAGCGCCAGGGCATCTGCTTCGTTCGGAGATGGAAGCCCGCGCCGCTTCATGTCTTCTTTTTTCTCCAGCTGTATTTCGCCTTTGGCATTGACAAAGGCTTCCGGCCCGATGAGGTCGTCATGGATGACGTCCCCGTCTTCGAGCACCCCGCCATCCCGCAGCCAGTCCCGGAGGGCGCCCCACATTTCGGCCCGCTTATTGGCATAGCCCCGCTTCCCGGACGCACTGCCAAAGGCCACGAGCCGCCACTGGCGTCCCATGGTCAGTCCAAAAGAGTACACACCCGTTCCGTAACCCTGGTCGATGAAGACGGCCTGGGCCTGGTACTGGTCTTCAAAGGCGGCAATCTTCCCGGCGATGACGCCGTCGTTGTCGTTTTTCGCGTACGACGCCAGCTTGCGGCTGTACAGTCCCTGCCGCAGATAGATGACGGTCGCATCGCCGCCGCTCCATGCCATGTCCACGCCGAGAATAACCGGCGCAAAATTGTACTGAGCGGGCCTTATGGCGCGTTTTTGTGCGTCTTCTACGAGTTGTGCCGAGATGAACTGATTTTCCGATGTAGCCGGAAATTCGCCGCGTACACGGACCCGGAAGAAGTCCGAGTCTTCGCCGTATTGGTCTTCCCATTGTTGTATTTGGGCTTTGTTAGATATAGGTACAGACCGGCTGTCTATCTTCTTTGTGTTCCAGTATTTCCGGTATTTCGTAAAGCAATCATGAAAGCGCCCGGTGTTGCGCGTCGGGTTGCCAAAGGCACACCAGATAATCTGGGTATCCGTATCGGTCAGCGCCCCTTCAGCGACTTCCCAGATAGCATCGTCAATGGCCGAGGCTTCGTCGAATACCAATAGGATTCGACTGCCCTGGTTATGCAACCCGGCGAAAGCTTCCGGATTGTCTTTGCTCCAAGGGATAGCATCAATGCGCCATGTCCGGTCGTGCCCTTCCTGAATGGAAAAGAGCGACGTTGCCGTCAGATGGAACAGCTCTTTGCCGATGAAACGCCGATACCATTTCGCAAGCTCCGGCCAGGTCTTCGTCCGCAGCTGTGCTTCTGTATTTGCCGTGACAACGCCGCGCGTATTGGGATACGTCGAGATAGCCCATAATATAATCCAGGCGACCAGTGCCGATTTACCGATACCATGACCAGAGGCTACCGCTTGATGAATGACTTCATTCGGCGTAGCCAGCCCTTTCCCTATCATCCTTAGCTGTTCCAGCTGCCAATCCTGTGGCGCCTGACCCTGCAAATCCGGGTCATGGTCCCAGTCAAAAGCAAACCAGACAAAGGCTTCCGGATCGTCACTTACTTGCCCCAGGCAGTCTATGACTTGATAAGCTTCATCTATGGTCATTCCTTTTTCTTCCTTTCCATAGCGGCTTTGAGCCGGCCCTCTGTATTTACAGCCGCATCGATACTCAGGTTCCCTGTTACTTCCGTCTGCTGCTTCTGCTTCCAGTCACTCCCGGCCCGGTTCGTAAGGTAGAAGATACCGGCCCGCGTGTCCGGCGGATAGTAGCAGAGGCTGTTTTTCTCCGTTGTCGTCGTAACCTTCTTGCCGTCTTTTTCGACGGTGACAGTTTCGGACTCGTGGATTTTCTTTTCAATTCCCAAGGCCCGCGTCAGGAGCGCATTTTCTACGCGGGCGATGCAGTATTCTTTCGGCTCTTTGAGGGCCTCCGAAAACTCTACATGTTCGGCCTGCCATTTGTAAAACGTAGACAGGCTGATACCGATGTAGTCGGCGATTTCATCATTAGTCCATCCCTTGCGGCACATAGACTGAACAATCATCATGTTTTTCGCCGTGTTGAATTTAGCCCAGGTCACAGCGCGGCGCTTCTTAGTTTTTATTTTGCGCGCGCTATTTGGGCGCGTATTATTTTTATTTAAAAATATCTTTTCCCGGCGAATCGGGGTTCCCCGGATTTTATTGGCTGTCATTTAAAGACCCTCTTTCTGGACCGATAGGGGACCGGCTCATGGTTCAGATCCGACACATGGCGTTTCGCCCGATGATATTTCAGTTCAAAACACACGCAGCGCTCATGGACGATTTCCAGGTGCAGGTTCGTGCAGATTTCCATTTGGTTGAACTTGCAGCGGATGTTATCGCAGTGAATCATGGCCGTCCCCCCTTTCTGGGTACAAAAAAGGCGCTCCGCGGTTAGGCGAGCGCCCGTATTTTGTTGTTTTCTGACACTATCATTTTACCACAGGTTCGACTCCTATTTACTCCTGTCTTTTAAAATCTCGATAAATTTCCGCATCCATGCGGCCCGTATCAGACTGTTCAGCTGCTCCAGTGCCAGGCGGTGACTGTTATATGTCCGGGACGGCGATAAGTGAATCCGCATGGCGACTTGTTCCCATGTCAGGAAGTCGACGTAGTAGTATTTCAAAATAGCCCGCGACCTGGCATCTGGAAGCAGGGATATAAAGTCTTTTCCCATTTCCCGGATCTGATAGAGTGCCGCTTCTTCGCGGGCAATCTTTTTCACAAATTGTTCGATGTGAACGGGGATACGCGATAAGTCGTTAGGCCCGCCAGCGCTGACACAGGGCCGCGCCGGGTTCGATACTTTCAGGCATAACCCGTTTTCCTCCAGGTACCGCTCATACTTCAGCTCTTCCAGTTCGTAGTGCTGTTCTCGAATTATCAGCAAGAATTTTCTGGCATCTACGATACCGGCTTTTACAATGTCCACCTTACCACCTCAACAGTAAATACGTAATTCCGAACCAAAAGATAATCGCCCAGGCAATCATTGCCGTCCACACAATCCGTTTCAGGTCCACACTATCGGTCCTCCTTCGGTATCCGTGCTATCGGTGCCCAGTAATGCACCCGCTTCTGGTCGATAAGCTGCTGTACATCGTCGACAATCCAATATTCCCCATCAAAAACTCCACATACCGGGAATCCGTATTCGGTGTCGGCGTACATTGCGCATAACACGCGGCGTCCTACTTCAGGCATTTCTTCCCTCGTTGCTACCCATTTCATTGGTTTTCTCCCTCCCCTTTATTTTTCTTCGCTTTTTCGTGGAGAACCCGCAGGTGATCCAGTTCCTGATACAGCGTCCGTGCTTCAACCTGTGATTCAGCAATATAATTTTCCGTTGTGATATTCCCGTTAACGTATTTATCATGCAGTCTCCAAAGGCTGCACGTTCTCTGCCAGACGCTGTCTGCTACTGTCTGGAAATTTTTCAAGTCAATCTGCGCCTGTAAGTCTTCCATCTGGGCCGTCCAGATATCCTTTTTTTCTTCCAGTTCTTCTGCAGGTTCCGTTTCCACCACCGCAGGTTCCATTTGCTCTTGAGTGGCTTCCACTGTTGTCCGTGTATCTTCTGTCGGCTCTTCGGCTGGCTTATCGTCGATGAAGTCCATGATAGTTGTCTGCCGTGGATCATCGGCCGGCTTATTACTAATGCCGTTCATGTCTTTATAGTGGCGGACATCGGCCAGGCTGATTTCTTCTATGTCGAATTTTGTCACGCCATCGAACAGGCCCTTTTGGTCTTCTGGCCGTAACTGACAGATTTCATAGGCCACGGATACACCAAGTTTTCCGTCTTTCATTTTCTGCTGTAAGTCAACGATGAGGTTATTGTAAATGGCGCAGAGTCGGCCAATGGTTCCGCTGCTTTTATGCAGTAAGGTCTGCATGGCCTGCCGCTTCGTTTCGGAGATGACGCCTTCCTGCCGCTGGCGGGTGATGATTTCATCGGCCCGCTGCGCTTGCAGGACTTCTTCCCATGGCGTCAGGATACGGGCCGCACTATTGGCCCTAATTAGTAATCGTTCCGCCTTCGCATGGTCCGGCTCGATTTCACAAGGCAGGTCCGCTTCCACGTCGGCCCCGTCGGCCAGCAGTTCTTTGACGGCCTGACAGCGCCGGTGCCCGCTGATGATGATGTACGTTCCATCGCCCTTCGGTTCGACGATGAGGTTTTGGCGGACGCCGCCGTCTTCTAAAATGCTGGCTTTTAGCTCATCCAGACTGCCGATGTGGTAAAAGTTCGCCGGGTTCGGGATGAGCTTGCCTACGTTGATAGCCCGCACGGCTCGTGCCGTCTTTTGCGGTACGAAGCCCAGGCTTTCTGCTAAATTCATGTGCTACCTCCTGTCCAATTTGGACAACCTGTCCACGATTTCATTCATGACACGCCGATACTGCCAGGCCGGCTTGATGCACATCGGCTTTAAATGATGGTCCGGCCCGGTCAGTTCTGCCAGGGGCTTATGCTCGATAGTCGATTCAGCTACCCAGGCACTGCGGCTGATGGCCGTCGGAAACAGCGGCAGACGTTCGCTAAGCAAAGCCTTTACGTCATCACTGTACCAGGCCGGCTCATCGTGCGTGACCAGAACACCCAGCACTTTCGCATCAAAGCCCGCTTCCTGTAAGTAGCTTAACTGCTGCATGAGGTTTTCCAGACCGTGCGTGCTGAAGGCATCCAGGCGGATCGGAATAATCAGATAGTCTGCACACCGCAAGGCACTAGCTGTCAGTTTCCCCAGGGCCGGCGGGCAGTCGATAAGGCAAAGGTCGTAGTCGTCGGCAAAGCAATCGACGTCTAAGGCCACATCTTCCATACCCGATAGCGATAAATTTCCAGGGATAATGTCCAGCCAGGGCCATTCCGTGCCGACCGGATTCAGCTGGACAGAGCCGTCCGCATCATAGCGGCTGAAATATTGCGACAAGTTCCCCTGCGGGTCCCGGTCGACCAAGAGGACACGGCGTAAGCTGTTCCGCTTCGTCCCTTTGAGTTTTTTTGTTCGATGGGTTGCGTACAAATGCCCCAAGTTGGCGGCCGTTATGGTTTTGCCAACGCCGCCCTTGAGACTGTACACGGCTATTTTAATCATGGCCATGCTCCTTTTCATAGACAAATTTCAAATGGCAGAATTCACTCCGCACACTAAGACCGGATTTCTGACAGCGCGTCTTAATCATGGCCATCATCTGGCCATAGCCGCCGATACCCATTTTTCGTCCCAGGTCTTCTACTTCGGTCATAAAGCTTCGCGTCTTCGGCTTCTTGATTTTTGGGGCCGGTTTATATTCCGGGTGGTTATCGTGCCAGCGCAGGTTAATGATACTGCGGCTCAGGCGCTTACATTTTGGGCTGCAATACTTTTGTCCGCGCCTGGCATCGGGCATGGTACGCCCACAGATACAGCACACGCCATGGGTCGGATGATAAATCCGCTGTTCAGCTGCCACGGAACATGCTTCGCACAAGTTCCGTTTCTGACTGGTTTCAAATGATTTTCCGCAGAGTTCACACGTGGTAATCATTCTTTGAGCGCCCCCTTTTCGCCGTACAGACGGTGCAGGTAGTCTACGCAAATATCCCGTGCGACTGCCGGCGCCTGGTGATGACGGATGAAATGGCAGTGCGGGCAGAGCATGACGACCTTCGTTTCTTCGTCACTGCGATAAATACCGCACGGCTCATGGTGATACTTCACGCCGTATTCAATCGGCACGCCGCACCAGATGCAATGTCCGCCGTCGCGGTCGTAAATCTTATCGTAAAATTCCCTGGCCTTCCTGCCGGTCAGGTGGATTCGCTTCTTTTTTTTGAGTTCCATTGTCGGGCCTTCTTTCTATTTGTCCGGTGCTTGTATACTCGGAATTTGACCAGGCGCTTATCGTAGATATACTCGACGCGCCCATAACATTCTTTGCCGGTCCGCCGCCCATGTTCGAATTCGACGAAGTGGATTTCTTCGTCAATCCGGACACATTCGTTTTTTCCGAGCAGCAGCGTGTTTTCCCGTCCCTCTGCCACGGCAGCGAACGGGACCGGCGATTTGCGGATCAGGTACACCAACGCTTTCCTCCTCTCTTATCATGCGATAGAACATGTACGGGAACCCATAGGCCGTATACCCGTATTGCACGGGCTTTTCAATATAATAGCCCTTCTTGGGTTTCGGTTCCCGCCACGTCTTTGACTGTATGATTTCCTTTTCAACCTTTGGCTTGCGAAGGTTCCGGCTGCACCGATAGCGTGACCGCTGACAACGTTCTTTCTGGCAGTACGTTTCGCGCGTTTCTTTCACGAGATATTTTGCTACTCGTTCCGCATCAGCTGGCTGGCCGTCGTAGAAGCGAAAGGCGTTATAGGGTATTTTGCCCCACTTCCACAGGGCCTGATATTCCCGCCGTCCCCAGCCGATGTTGTTTATCAGCAGATGATGATGAGGGCGATGGTCCTTGCCTTCACTCGTGCCAATCCATTTCAGCTCATGCCCGGCCGCCCGGTAGTGGCGTCGCAGGCATAGGATGAAGTTATCCATCCGCTTTTTCGCTTCGGCTTCGGTCGGAGCTTCCCCGGCATAGGTCAGGTCCAGGCGTATGTCATCCTCCTGAAAGTTCTCCAGGATGAGGAGCCGCAGGTTCCGGATGGAGTTGCGCTCATTTACCTTCCACTGGTCGGCGCCGGTCTTATTGCAATTCCGGCTGCGCGGCATCGATGGATGGTGGTAGCGGGCGGTATGATATTTTCTCACCTCGATGACGGGACCTGCTGTCACCGTTTCCATGACATACATGCCGAACCTCCTGTCCGCCGGTTGTTTGTATATTTAATACCTTTAAGCAAGTGTAAAATAGGGCCGTGCCCTATCCTTGAAACCTGCTCTATGTTATACTGATTGTGTACCGACGATCTCTTTTGCAACACAAGGTAGAAAGCGTCTCATTCTTTATGAGTGAGGCGCTTTTCTATTGCCCTCATGTTTTGCCGGAACTTTTCCACGGCCCGGCCGCCGCGTGTATCCGGCAGTGCCTGTTCCGCTGCCTTCGGCTTTTCCTTCGGCGCTTCTTGCTTTATGCCATACCAGCAGGACCACAGCATAGTCCCTGCAAAATATTTGCAGGCCTTGCAATGGTCCTGGCAAATATCCTGCGCCCTGGCCTTGCAATAAATCCAGCTGTTCGCCGCTTTGCCGCATAGCGGGCATGTCATCGACTGCCTCATCAAAACTTGATAATCAGCCGTTGGCCGGGATGCAGGTCCTCTGTGCCGGAAATGTTGTTGACAGTCTGTAGTTCATATACGACCTGCCGAATATCGTCACTATCGCTGGCAATGCCGGATGCAATGTCCCAAAGGGTTTCGCCCTCCAGGACATAATGGATGCGCTGTTCTTCTAATTGTTTAGCTTCTTCGCCGGCCGTATGGCCGATGTAGATACCAATGCCGCAGGCCATCGCCAGCCCCAAGCAGAAGGTTATCCCTTCACGGATCCGCGACCGCTTCGACTGCATCTCCGTAGTATGATGGCCACGTACTTCTGTCACCTTCATTTACATCAGCCACCTTTCAATCCCTTTTAGGACATCTACGATTAATGCTCCCGGGCTGTCGTAAGCAACCCGGATGGTAATATGTTCGTAGCTTCTCAAGTTGGTAACTTCGACTTCGCTTTCGTCTTCTGTCAAAATGAAGCTCAAATCTTTTCCGGCATATTCTGCTGCCCGTTGAAGACAGGCCAGGACATCCCGCTTCTGTTCCCATTGACCACTCATGTTTTATCCTCCTTCCCCTGGTCTTCTTCCTTTGCTTTTCGGTATTCTTCCAAAGCCTGGACATTGGCCGGGTCCATATAAAACTCTAAAATGTCTCTATAGAATTCATCCAACATCGTCTTCACCGCCTTTCAAAGTAGAACATAACGTCATTTTCTTTTTCTTCTACCAGCCTGTAGCGTAATGCGAGTCGGTAAATATAAACCTTCTTTAGCCGCGCTTGGAGCTTTTTCAGTTGTTCCCGGAAGTCGTCGATGCTCATTGTACTTTTGTAGAAATTGCACATCCTACACGCCGGGTTATAGTTCGTAAGCTCATCGGCACCTCCTAAGTAATGGGCTTGGATGTGGTCTACCTGCATATCCTTGTAGTCGATGGGGCGGCCGCAGTACGCGCAATGGCCGCCGTACTTTTGATACACTTTTTGTCTGACTGCTTTCGGGATGGCTTTATGACGCCGCTTTTTCTCCTCGTCTTTCATCGCCTTCATTCTTGCTTGGGCTTCACGCCATTTCTGATCTAGTTCATCATTTGTCATTTAGACCTCCAAAATCTCATGATTTATTTACTGCAATGGCTATAATATTTAAGCTTTAATATGCGATGAAAGATTCCAACACACATCACCGAAAAGCCAGCTGCACACATATATTTGATATCCAGAGTTGCCACTCCCATTCC